TTTGCTTTTGGTTTTGTATGTGTTAAATATTTGCTAGATGCTGTATGTGATGCACCTGACATTAATTTTCCATTATGTTTGTGCGTTTTACCTTTGAACAATTTTCCGTTCGGCAAATAATGTGGGACACCTTTTGCCATTAGTATTTCTTCATTGGTTTTTTGTTAGATTTTTTACCATGTTTTTTGTTGCCACAAGCCATATCAAATCCTTTTTATAAATGTTCCGGACATAAAAAAAGCCCAATCAAATGAGCATATTTTGGACGCACCTCTCCCCACCCATAATTATACTAAAAAACACATTAAAATGCAAATCTTTTTTGTGCTTTTGAAAGGATTTTTTCTAATGCTAATTGTAGTTTCATTTCGTAATATAAAGGTTTATTTCCGTTTAAATATCTTGCATATATGGCATTTCTTAAGTCTTGTTCTAATCCGTCTATTATTGCATTAACAACTTCTACTAAATACAAGTCCATTTCATGCGCCATAATTTCAAACGCATCAAAACTTGATTCACCACCGCTAATAATGACAGACGATTTTTTAGGGTAGCCAAGACCATGCTCATCATGTCGCATCCATTTACTCCAATCCTCCAGAACCAGAAGTAAATCATCAAGTTGCATTACAAATACATAATATCCATATAACTGTTATTGTATTTAATTACAGAATCGTTTGGGTATGAAATGTTTTTGCTTTGATCAACAGTTCTTTTAATTTTTTTCTTTATTTTAAAATTTTTTAATATCGCATCTTTATCATATAATAAATTGGCTAAAGCACACGAACCAATTTTTCTAAAATAAGTCGTGCGATTTTGTTTTTTACCAATTAATAATCCTTCGGCACTTAAATGTCTTACTATATTTCCAACAGAAACATACTGCATATTAATTTCTTCACAAATTTCAGTAATTGATTTTTTACTATTATCAAATTTAGACAAAATTAATTCTCTTAATTCGTCTCTATATATTTTTTTACCATCATTAAATGTATAGTAATATTTTTCTTGTTTCATTCATCCTCCATAAATTTTTGTAATCCATTAATTGAATAAAAAACTAAACTGTTTCTGTACCCATTTTCTGTAATTGGCACAATAGGAGTTACACCATGCATATTGCGCCATGCTGGATAAACTAATAATGAACCATCTTTGTTATCAACAACAGCATCATAGTCAGGAATATGTAATTTACCGCCTCTAGCATTTTCTTTTTTGCTAAAAATCAAATTAACACAACCTTTTAAATTACCTCTATCTTGGTGGTATGGTGCTGCTATATTAAAATTAGATATAGAACTGCTAAATAAATTAGATAATTGATATTTGTTAGGAACATTTTCTTGCATTAATTTTAACTGTTTTTCATATTGCTCAGGCATATATTCTTTTAATAATTTTTCACCCTCTGCACAAGCTAACAACATAGCTTTAATGAAAGTTTTGGCTGAAGCAACTGAATGCACTTGTGAAGTCCGGCCGTAATCTCTACGCATATGTGCTCTCGGCATACATGCTCCAAGACTGGTGCTGTATTGTTGAACATGATTGATGCCTCTAGATAAATTCATTTTTCTTGTTCCTCTATCCATCTTTACTTTTGGCACTCTTGGCGAATTTAATTCATTGTTTGCAACATCAACCAGCATAGTTAATTTTTTGGGTGTTTGCCTCAAATAAAAACCTATTGGCTCACCATTTTCAATAAACAAAGTATCTTCGGTAATTGTAGATTCCATCTCGCCACATATATCACCCATTTTAATGCTATGTTCTTTTTTCTTTAATTCTAACTCAATCATTTAATGTTTTTTTCCACTCAATTATTTGTTTAGGATTATTAAATCTTATTTGCAGTTCAGCTTTAGGGTGGCAACCTTTTTTTTCTTTATATCTAAAAAGATTCGGATATTTTTTCATTAAATATTCGCAATCAATAATTTTTCTAGGAACTCTTTTTTCGTATGTGCCGATACCTCCTTCTTCATAATGACCAGCAATAGGTTTTATCCATGAATTTATTAAAACTGCATTATTTTTTTTAAGCTGTTCTGCACAATATCCAAAATCTTCCATAGCTTCTAAATTAATGTCGTATCTTAATCCTTGATATTTAATTGCGACAGCTTTAGATATAACATAACCAACAGTTTTATATTTTTTTGAATTGAAAAAAAAGTTATCAACAGTAGCAAAACCTAAATATTCAATATGCAAATTTTCACATAATTTTATATCCTGCTCTATTAAATTAATTAATTCACTCGCAGTAATTTCTTGGTTAAAATCTTTTTGTGTAATATCACTGTCAGTCACATCAAGTTTTTTATATTTATCATAATATTTATCAACGACTTTTTTAAAACCTCTGATATTGTCGTCTAAAGAAATATACCATTCGCCTAATTTTGCTATATTATCTACCATCCAGTTTCTTTGATTTGTTATGCCAAAAGGTGCATTGGTTACAATGATATTTTTTTCATCAACAAGACCGGCATCTAAATATTCTTTTTTACAATTATCAGAGTGCAATAAAACTGTATAAGGCACATTTGACGCATCTAAATATTTTGTTGTTTTGATGGTGTTTGCTCTATTGTATGATGGTATGTAAATAGGAATCATAATTTATTTTTTTCATCTTTTAAATATTGCATAACCATTTGCCCAAGGTATGCCCCCTGCTGTTTCCAAAATTTAAACAACTCATAGGCCTCTTGATAATCTTGTTCTTCAAAAACTATTTCAATAGCTCTGCGAGTCTCTCTTTCTAACGAGTCTAATTTTTCTTCAATTTCATCTTCATTATCTAAAACTGAATAATCAATATTTTTAATTTCAATTTCTGATAAATCAAAACCTAATATGCTGACGTCAAAATCAAGTTCTTTTAATGCGTCTAATTCCATCATGAGCAACTCTTTGTCCCATTCAGCATTTTGTGCAATTTTATTATCAGCAATCACATATGCTCTTATTTGTTCTTCTGATAAATTTGATACATCTATTGCAGGAATTTCTGTCAATCCTAACTCTTTTGCTGCTCTAGTTCTTCCATGCCCTGCAACGATATTGTTTCCATTAATCAATACAGGATTAATAAATCCGAAATGTAATATTGATTTTTTAATTTGATTAATTTGATAATCGCTGTGAACACGACTATTTTTATCATAAGGAATTAATTCTTCAGGCTGTTTATATACTATTTGCATGACCCTCTCCTAAAAGTTCTGTCACATATTCTAATAATTCTTCTTCAGTTCCGTATCTTTCTTCAAATGCTTTCTGGCCTGCATGTAGTGCTATGCCATATCCGCCATGTTGATGGTGTAAAGGGCATAAAGGAATGGCTTGTGACCAATGACATTTCATTCCCATACCTGCATGACATCTAACATGATGTATAGTAGGTTGGGTATAACCTAATCCTTCTCTTAAACAAACGCAACATCCCATTTGTGATAATTTAGCGTAATGTTCTTTTTCTTCTTTTTTTGCCACCAGTCATTTTCTCATTATATTGTATGACTTCCATCAATTCTTTCAATGATACTCCGTTGACATAATTTCGCCAACCTTTTGTTTGAAAAATTTTACCTGAATTTAAACGCACACGATAAGGTAATTTTTTTCCTTGATTAAATTCTTTGCATATATGTATGTAAAATTCTTTCAGCGTCAAGCAGCCCAACCCTGTTGGCTTGCCCATATTTCAATTTTATCCATATAATCTGCAAACTCTTTAACATTTAATGAGGCCGTGCTTTTTAAAATAGGTATGACCTCATCATTAATAACTATTTCACTTCTTAAAAATTGATATTTACATAAAGCATGCACTTCTTTTTGAGTGTAACCAAAATAATCCCCTATGCTTGGATATAAAAATCCCCATAACCTATCATTTTGTTCGTTACTTCTTTTTTCGCTTTCTTCGTATAACACTACTTTCCAGCGTTTTTTAAAATCTAAATTATTTATTTTTTCTATTAGGAACTTTTTGTTTTGTTCCGTTAGATGCCATGGTTTCATTTTTTTCCTTCGTTAATTTGATATCCCATTTAATGTCGTCATAATTATTTTCAAATTTTTTAGTGTTTTCATTTCTTCTACTAGAACCTTTACCCATTAGTCGCTCTGCAATTTAATAAAACGGTTGGCTCTATAAATAATATATTCTTCTCTTAAATCTTTTGGCAAATAAATGTAATCTCTATGTTGGCAGCCGCTATCAAATTGCGTGTAATAATGTCTTGCATATTTTTCAGCATCATCGCAATTCTCAAATGTTCCAACATAATGTGGGTCATGTGCTTGCAAATAAATTACTAAAATATAATCTATCATAATTAGCCCTCATGAACTGTTTTTAACATTCTTCGCATTTTTTTTGCATCTTCGCCAAATAAATATTGGTCTGTACCATTGACTTCAATTACAGTAAAATCAACAGGACATTTATCGAGCCAATCATAAAAGGCATGTATTTTTTTAACTTTTTGTTTAATATCAAAATCAATCATATCATTCCTCCTGAATTTTAAGTGCTTTTTTTGCTAGACTAATACCTAATGCATTTTTATAATTAGGGTCAGATAAAATATCTTTCGCCCACTGTTTAGGATGTCGTTTTTTCATGTTTTTTAATTGCTCGAGCACTATTCTAACTTTCCTTTTATTTTTTTCTCTTTGCTCGGCAGTTATACCTTTGTATGCTACCTGTTTATAACTTGGTGCCGACTGTAATAAATCAATGATTGAGGCCGGATTAGGCATAATTTGATATTTATCGGTATATAAATTAAAAGCATTGCCTACTTTGTCAATATCAAATCTTTCTAATTTACTCCACCATACTCTTAGTGAATCTTTAGTTAAATTTGGTTTGCCATATAAACTTGCAACTGTATTCATTATTCTTTCAAACTCATGTTTTTGAGACTCTAACATTACCAATCTGTCCTTTCAGGCTCGTCTAGCCATCTTTCTTGATTAATCCATGTGGCTGGCAAAGGTATATACCCTGCCAATGTTTTTTTAGAATGTTTTTGCCATTCTAATGCTTTTAAACAGGCATCTAATGGTGGCTTTTTCTTTTTCCATGCTTTTAAAGCTGCTCCTTTGCCTGTCTTATTATTCAAATAGTTTTTCCAAAAAATATCAAACTCTTGTTCTATATTACTTTGGTTTATGGTTATTGGTTTATGGTTATTGGTTTGCAAAGCGATAGGTATGCGTTCGCTATGCGTCGGCATAGATTCTTTACTCCACCTAGCTTTTGCTGCTTTTGATGCTGAATCTATTTTTTTTTGGTAATCTTGTATTGTAGTATCACAGCGTTTATGAACATAACCATCTTCAGTTTTATCAAAGAAATCCTGCAAGACATTGGTAACCGCATCTTTTTCCTCCTTGGTTTTAACAGATAAAAACCTACATAATTTATCAATATCTGAAGTTAATGGAACTTCGTTTAAATAATATTGGTCTAACATTTGACGATACACTCCATGCTCTAACAAAGTTAGATGAGAGGTATCTCTACGGTAATCACCAATATTATGCGTATAATAATGCAACATAATCCTCCTCACAAATAAAATAATGATGCCTTGTTTTTCAAAAAAAGAAAAGCATTAATTTATTTCCATGTATTTTTTTATTTTATCTCTAGCATCTTCATAGCCATAACCCACTATGGTTTCATATCCCATGTTTTTAGCTATTTTAATAAATTCTTTTTGATTAGCACTTAATTTGCCCTTTAAAGTTTTCATTTCAATAAAACAGCCATGATATGTTCCACGTGGAACCATAAGAAATAAATCTGATACTCCGGCAATAACTCCCTCGGCTTTTAAAGTCATAGCCACTTTAATATGCCGTAGGCCTCCATTCGGTATAGCGAATAAAGCCATACGCAAAAGAGGAAACCTAATGCGAAACCATGTCACTAAAGCTACTTGCTCTTGATGTTCTGTTGATTTATTTTGCAAATCAAACTACTCCAGCTCATTAAAAAATAAAATCATAATATTATCATTATATGCTTTCAATTTTCTGAAGGAAAGAACATACTTCAAATTGTGGTTAATTAATAAGGAGTTGTTATGACAGCTATAAATAATCAAAGAGCATGGGAAGCTGGCAGAACCGCAAGCATTATCGGCAACGCTAGAAAAACATTTTTTAAAAATTTTGACAGAGGTGTCGAAGTTGCTGATTTTCTTTGCAATCCTGATGACTGGGAAACTGGTTCATTTTTGCATAGTCTTTCTTCTGCGCTGCAACAGTATGGCAAACTTACCGACAAACAATACGAGGCCGTTTGCAAAATACTTGATACTAGAGAAGAAAAAAGATTAGCTTGGGAAAAAGAAGCTCAAGAAAAAGCTGCTCGTTCCAAACATATAGGTAAAATTGGTGACAAAATTGAATTACCTGTCACTTGCACTAATTATTACAACAACTATAAAACTTATGGCGAGCATTTTCATATATACACTTTTGAAACTGAAAATAGTCAAATTCTAACTTGCACAGGTAACATTGATGTTCCTGACGAAGATAACAACCCTTTAAAATCTACAAAATATATTCTTAAAGGCACTATTAGGCAACATAATGAATATAAAAATATTAAACAAACTCGTGTTATTAGAGTTAAACTTTCAATCAAGGAGGATTAATTATGAGAGTTAATTTTGAAATAGAAGTTGAATCAGATAACGATTACAAACCTGTCGTAATGTTATATTGCGACATGGAGTTTGATGCAGTTAGAGACCCTCACGCAACAGGTGATAGTCCGACTGCTTATGAAAATTTTGAGTTCAATCAAATTATCATTGATGGTCAGGATATTACCGATACTCCGCAAGCACTTCAATGGCATTCTTATTTAATAGACGAAATGTTTCGTCAACAACTTTATTATCAATAAGGGGGAAATCATGGGAAACCGAGCTGTTTTAGTTTTAGAAAATACATATATACCGGCAAAAGAATCAATCTATCAACCAGCAATTTATTTGCATTGGAATGGTGGCCGTGATTCTGTTGAGGGTTTTTTAGCAGTTGCTCGTATGGCACGCATTCGTAGTGGTGATTATGGCATGGCTAGAATGTGTCAAATCATTGGTAACTTTTTTCAAGGCACATTATCTGTCGGTTGTGGTATGTATAAATATTTAGATACTAATAACTTTGACAATGGTGTTTATTTGATTAACAAAGATTATCGTATCGTTGGTCGTGAACATTATAGTGGTGCAGAGCAAAACGAATATACGCTCAATGAAATGGTTCATGCTGTGTTATTACGAAACACATGGGTGATTGATGAGATTCGTGATGCTTGTGCTAATTTAAAAAATTATGACTTGCCTGAAGATTATGTCAATTATCTTAACTGGCTTCACGCTACTGACCTTGATGAGCTTGAGCATTATTCTGAAGAATATGCAGATTTTGATTATCCTGAATGGATTGATAAATGCGAGTTTACTCCAAGACCTCGCAAAGGAGTGACTTATGTCTAAAGTCATTATAGATTTTCCACATTTTTATACAGAAAAAGAAATGGACGCATTTGCCGAGATGTTTGAAAACGAAAGTTATCCACCGCATCCTGACAGACCTTTGCCTTTTGAATGTGCGATATGGGATACAGAACCTGTCGAAGTAAAAAATAGATTTGGTTATGGTTCATGTATATTACCACCAGATGCTGTTGCAGTTTATGATTGCATACAAGGTGCTGAAATGTGTGGGAATTGGGAAATGATGAATCAAGGTCTTGATTGGTTTCGTAAACATTTTCCTGATGAATATATGATTTTGCTGGATTAAATTTTTGAGTTATCATTCAAATAGAGGAAAATTGTGAACATATTTTATTTACACCATAACCCTGTCAACTGTGCTGTTATGCATAATGATAAACATTGTGTCAAAATGATTTTAGAAACTGCACAATTATTATCGACTGCTCATAGAGTTTTAGATGGTGATGAAACTAAAACATTACCTGACTATCGTGAGGGTTATTTATATAAAGCCACTCATATTAATCACCCATCAGCAGTTTGGGCACGCAGTAACAGCCTGCATTATCGTTGGCTTTGGGAGTTATTTCATGCACTACTTGACGAATATGAGTATCGTTATGAAAAAACACATAAATGTCGTGACTTATTATGGCATTTAGCGTTCACTCCTAACAACATAGAAACATCAGAGTTTACCGAACCACCATGTGCTATGCCTGATGATTGCAAAATTAGTTCTAGTGCTATTGCAAACTATCGCAAGTATTACATCACACATAAAAATCATATGGCTAGTTGGAAAAAACGAGATGTACCACTATGGTATCAAAATGCTTTACTTTTATTCGGTGCTGAGGCATCATTTCATTAAGGAGGATTGACTATGTCTATCAAAAAACCTATTGACCCTAGAGTCAAAGAAGTATTACAAGAACTAAAGTTTGATTACAAAGAATGTTTGTGGGATTGCCATGGAACATGGGTAATGTACCACAGATACATTGAAATCGCAGGTGCAACAAAAGGTGTTGAATTTGATTTATATGAAGTTGAATCTAACTCTAAAGACGGATTTGTTGCTATTAAATGTGTTGCTAGATTAGGTGATAAATCTATCGTTACCTATGGTGAGGCCTGTCCTCGTAATTGTAAAAATGCATATTTATATGCTATGGCAGAAAAACGAGCTGTTGATAGAGCCACATTAAAGTTGTTAGGACTTCATGGTTTCGTTTATTCTGACCAAGAAATTGACGAAGATGATTCTATGGAAGTTAAAAAAGAAATGACTAAAATCATGAATGAGAAAGGCATTGATGATTTAAAACTCTATTTCAACACATTAGGTGCAAAGGCTAAACACAATGTTCGAGAATACTACGACAGACTCACAGCATCTTAAAGACCCAAGAAGAAACTCTATCATCACCGCAAGTGAATGTTATGATGCGATACATGATAGAAAAAAACTTTGGCGAGTTAAAACCAACCGAGAAGAAAAGTTTCTTGGTAATGAAATGACCCAATGGGGATTAGACCATGAGCATATTGCTTTGTCAGACTTTGAAAAAAGAATGGCTGATGTTTGTAACTCTGGTAATAAGCTCATTGTCCACCCTGAATATCCGTTTGGTGCTAGTCCTGACGCATTTCTTAATGGTGTTCCGGTTGAGATTAAATGTCCTTATAAATTGGAAATTTATGAAACCATTCCGGAACGCTATTATTACCAAATGCAACTTCAAATGTTTTGCTGTCAAGCTATCGCCTGCCATTTCGTAGTTTGGACTCCGTACGAGATGCATACAGAATTAGTGCAATATGATAAAGAATTTATCGACTGGTATATGCCTTACGGCCTAGAATTCCTAAAGTATATGCAAGACGATGAAGAACCGCCAAGATGGAATAAAAAACCAATTTGGCAAATTTAAACATTAGCGAATTAGCGAAAGGAAAGTGTATGAAAGCAGCATTTAATGCAAGTCTTAATTTAAACGATATCGATAAATCTAAATTAGTCAAAGGTAAAAAAGGCACATACCTGAATATTACCTGTTGGCTCGATACAGATAATCCATCTAAATACGGTGACCATGGAATGGTGACACAATCAGTTTCTCAAGAAGAAAGAAAAGCTGGGCAAAAGGGTCCGATTCTAGGTAACGCAAAAGTATTTATGATTGACGATAAATACATGAAAGGCAATAGCCAATCTAATAAAGTTACAGAAATTGATGATATGGAGGACGACGTGCCATGGATTTAACTTCTCAAGAAAAAAGAACTTTAGAGTATTTGCAACGCAACGGACAAATAAATCCTTTGCAGGCTTGGTCTACTTTGAGCATTTACAGGTTAAGTGATGTTATATTTCGTTTGAAAAAAAAGGGATATACCATTCATACGAAACAGGTAAAAGTTTTAAATAGATTCAAAGAAAAATGCAGATACGCACAATATGAGTTAGAAAGGGCATCTTAGGATGCCCATTTCTTTACTTGTTACAAACGTACATTGTAACTTCGAAACCGAAACGCATTTCTGTAGCAGCTGGTTTAGTCCACATGG